TCATAATTCTTCCTCCTGAGTGTAGATTTCGTTGAGTATGTCGATAATTTCCTGCTTTTTGAGTCCCTTGGCGCGGGCGGCAGAGATGGCGTCCGAAATTTCGGACACCGCCGTGTCGTGCACCGAATCGTTCTTGAAAGCCTTTTCGCTGACGAAGCTTCCCTTTCCGGGCACGGTGTATATCGCACCGTAGGATTCAAGGTCGGAGAACGCCTTTTTGACCGTGTTTATGTTCACACCGGCGTCGGCGGCAATGGACCGTATAGACGGCAGCTGTGAGTGCGGAGCGAATGTACCGACAAGGATAAGAGTCAGCAGCTGATTTCTTATCTGCTCGTATGCCGGCACGCGGCTCTGCTTGTCGATTAAGACCACAGCGATTCTCCTTTCTTTTTGATTCCGGCGCGCCGCAGTGCACCAAAATCAGAATAGGTGTGCTATCTGTCGTAGCACACTTATATCATAGCACGAAAAATCCCGTTGTCAACACTTTTTTCAAAAAATGTGAAAACAAAAAACCGCGATTTAAAGCCGGAAATATAAAAAACGCCGAATGCAAGTTATCAGACAGGCAATCAAAAGAAAGTCGTCCGACAGGCAAGCATTCGGCATTGATAATATTCTCATAACAAGAGAATCGTGTCAATACTTTCCGCGCGGCAGTAATTCTAAAAGCGAAGCACAGATGATAATTAGTTATCTGCGTCTAAAAATAAAAACCGATATCTGACCTCAGGCCTTAAGGCTCCAATTGCCGGTGGGGGAAGTCAAATATCGGTTCTGTATTAAAAATATCACGCTTTGGTATAAATGTCAACGATAAGATTAATGCTGATTTTAATATCGGTATCGCTGAACGCTTCGTTCCTCTCGGATTGAACAGCAAAAGAGCCTTACTGAGATACTGCTCCATTGTTCCTGCAACGAACATCGAGACACCTTTATTCGTAAAAGACACCTTGATTCCCATAAATCAGAGCACCGTGAAACAGCTTTTCAGGCGTCTGAAAGTGCAGGCTGATATTTCTCGGCTGCACCCTCATTTGTTGCGCCATTCCTTTGCTACACGGTACTTAGAGAACGGCGGGGACATTTACAGCTTGCAGTTGATTCTCGGTCATACATCGCTCGAAATGGTCAAAAAGTATGTGCACTTGATTCCCTCAAAAACGGTAGTTAATTTTGCTTTTCTCTCGCCCTTGGATAACGCCCTCAAAAAATGAAAAAACCCAGCAGTTACAAGGCTTGTAGCTGTTGGGTTCTCTTTTGGTGATCCATCGGAGATTCGAACTCCGGACACCTTGATTAAAAGTCAAATATGTAATACATACACATAGCAAATTGCGGAGAAAAGCACAACATATAGTAGCTTGGATGTGCGCAACAGACGATAAATACTAAACGGAAATCGGGCGTTACTACGGGATTACTACGGATTTTAAGATATCTTAGCCATTTCCTCGTGAAGAGTTTTGTCTGATACAAGTGCATAGTATTTTAAGGTCGTGCTGTATTCTTCGTGCCCAAGAATCATTTGTGTAGCTTCGGGTGATACCCCGCTTTCTACCATCATTGTTGCACATGTTTTTCGGCAGCAATGGGGGGATAGACGCTTAACTCCTATCTCTTCAAGGCAGTCGTAATACTTTTTGCGCATGTAGCTCGAGCTGTATCCCTCGCCGTCATCACGGCATACTATTTTTTTACCTTGCTTTGCTACGAGTGCTTCTATATACGGCTTAATCACCGGCAGAACAGGAACATGGCGATTCTCTCCTGCTTCGGTTTTCAGACCACCTATGAGCAGGGCTTGATCCGCTATGTAATCATCCGGAGTAAGGGCGAGTAGTTCAGAAATACGAAATCCCGTGTAAATCAGGATGAGAATGATATCGGCGTATGGGACATTAGCTTGTGCGGCAGCCTTTATCTTTTTCACTTCTTCGGTGGAAAATGGATGTATTTCGTTTTTCTTTTTCTTTGGGAGCTTAACGAATTTAGAATAGTCTTTGTAACAAATGTCTCTCTCCAACGCAAGCGCATAAAGACGCGAAAATGTGATTTTTATATACGAGAGCGAAGTGCCGCTTTGTGCGCTGTATGCATCAATGCATTTCTGCATGTCTTCCGTTCTCAGCTCGCGCATTTTTATGCTTTTTACGTCTTCGGGAATCTTCTTCCATGCGGCGTTGTAGCAGTCCTTTGATTGCTTAGCCAGGTTCTTATATTCGGCACGGGAGAGCCACAATGTGTGCAAGTCATCGACGGTCATATTGATTTCAACTACCGGGTGTTCGAGGTAGTGAGCCAGAGCAGCTTTCGCCTCTTTGCTCGATGCGTAGTGCCCGAGGATTTCCTGCTTTTTAATCATCTTGCCCTGCTCGTCCAGGCTATAACTTGCCGGCAGCGCGACGACCCAGGGGCGCCGCTTGATATCCTTGCGTTTATATACGCTGCCTTCACCGTTTTCACGCTTTGCCATTAAAAAATCCGCTCCTTTTCACTTGTGTTTTGCCGGAGCGGATGATATAATAATTATATCAATCCACTCTATACGCATGGTGTGTGTTGATGCCTGAGCCCTCGGTGCTGGAACACCGAGGGTTCTTTTTTATTTAATCGTCAACAAAAGTTGGCGGCGTAACGACGGGTGTGTTGCCGGCCATAAGCGTTGTTAGCTGAGAAAGAAGCAGCGAAGCTTTTGCGGCACACATGGATATTATTTTTTTGTCTGCTTTAAGCAGCTCCAAAATATCGTTTTTGTTGAGCTTCATTCCATCGTCATTCAGGGTGCATATAATCCTAAATGAGATGTTTATTGAAATAAGCGGCTCTGGGGTTGCGGAAACGCGCCTTGAATATATAACAGACACTTGCCCTTCCGGATTTTCCGCTGTGTCGATATCTATGTTGTCACCAATGCTTATTTGGAGTGAGGGCAGCTTGCTAAGGACGCTGTCATCTAAGGCGTCGACAGCGCAAAGAGCGACAGTCGGCTTGTCGTTAAGATAATCAAAAAGATTCATTGTTTTACCTCCAAAGACAAAAGGTTTTTAGTGCTTGTAATATTATCCCAAAGTGTATTGTTTGCAACTATGACAGCCTCTTTGATTCGACGTTCGGACGCATTTAGCTCATCAATGACATTAGTTTGCACGTTGTCGAATAGTCTCTCAATTGCCATTTCAACGATGCGATTAATTGATATACCGGTTTTTAACGACTCGATTGCAATCTGTCGGTGTAATTCGGGGCTAATCCTTACATTAAACATTCCTCTGAATGGTTTCTGAGGTTCTTTGGATAGTGCTTTGCACATTTCCAAATAGTCGTCTACGGCTTCATGAAAGGCTTTCTCAACCCCGTCAGCGCGTTCGGCTTCGAACGTAACGAGATCGTTTATCAGCTCGATTTTTCCGTGCAGAACCTGGTCTTCTGCATCATAGAGCACAGAGGTGTAATACCCCTTGTACTCCATTACATTCTCCTTCATAGTTTTCCATCCTCTCTTAATTTAGCTATAGCATCTTTTATAGCATATCGCTTTACTATCTTTTGTGGGTGTGGCTTATGCATATTGATAATATTATTATTTTCGTCGACAAAGCGAACCGCAGAGCCAGAGGTGCTGCCGCAGTTGAATTCTTTATATCCGAAGTGAGAAAGAACACTAACCAACTCCTTATAAGTTAAGTCGTTAGGAATACTCAAAAAACGCTCTACCAATTTTTCAATCTGACTCAAAAAATAAACAGCCCCTTTAATGTAACTGAAACACAGTTACAACAAGATTTTACGCCCAAATGGCTAAAATATTCAATATATTTTTAGAATATTAAAAAAATTTACAATAATCTGTACTTTGCTGCTCATCTAACCGCGCTCAGATGGGCGACTGCTTTCTTAATTAGTTTTTAATTATCTCCCTTACAAGAAGATACGGTATGCCCAGGATGCGATAGTGTTCGAGATCCGTGCCGGTTAACTCTTTGGGCGGATATGACGGATTGAGGGGGCTAAGCCTAACCATATCATCAAAGATATCGATTCTCTTAAGGGTCGCACATTCGCCGTCGTAAATAACGGCACCAACATCTCCGCTACGCTCAATAAAGGTTTGCCGCAGTATAAGAACCTTATCGTCGGTGTGGTATATGGGATACATTGAATCGCCGTGTACCTTGAGAACAAAAAAGTCGGATTTGCTTCGTCCCTTGAGAAAAGAGCGTGGGACATCTATTGTTTCTCCGCTCCAGTCCTCTATAGCCGTCTCATTGTACCCCGCAGCGATGCTGCCAAGAACCGGAAAGGTAACCACGTCATCAGTTACATTGGGAGAAAAAAGTTTAAATGATTGTGCTGATGTGTTGTCTTCCCAGCCCATCAATTTAGCCGGTGTAGTTCTGAGCAATTTCGCGATAATCTCGATTTTATCGGATGAGATAGTGGTGATGATGCCGCTCTCGTATTTTTGGACAGTTTGTTTGGAAACGCCGATTTCTCTGGCAATATCCTCTTGTGTTAAGCCAGCGGCCTTTCGTGCATATTTTATATTATTACCTAAAGACATATCTCGCACCTCCATGACCATTGTAGCAGATTTGCGGCAAAAGTCAACTAAAAAGCGAAAAAATATTGCAAAAACGCTTGACAAGTGTTCTTTTGAATGTTAGTATAGTAGCGTAAAAAGCGACTAAGGAGGTGAAAATATGATAGCTACGGATGAAATTAAAGGCTTAATACGAGCACACGGGATGACCCAGGCGGATGTAGCGAAGCGAATGGGAATTCATGAAGCTACGCTTAATCGCAAGCTCAACAAAGGCGTTCTTAACAGCAACGAGATAGAGGCTATGATAAGTATCCTCGACATCAAAAATCCAGCGTCGATTTTTTTTGGTCATTGAGTCGCTTTTAAAGCGACTTTTGAGCGTGATGGGTCATTCAAAATACTCGACCTTTGAGGGTCGAAGAAAGGAGATGACCATGACAAAGTTTGAGAAGCAAATAAAAAAGCTTCTGAGCGAGCAGCGGCAACTACTCGCCCGGAAGTCGAAAGAGGGGGGACTATATGGTGTTATTCAAAATATGTTTCGCTGTGGTAACCGGTAGCTTGGTCTCTGAAATCATCGCGCTGTGTGCAACTGCGAAATCCAAGAAAAGAAAGAATGGTAATAATGCCACCCACAATGGTGATAAGCAATCCCAACTTTTGGGCGGAATCCCAGAATGCAGCCCTTTTCTTGTGGCGCTTGCTGTTTGGGTGATCGTGGTTTGCGTTGTCATCATCGGCATCGTTGGTGGATGACGATTAAACTTTATTTAAATGAAAGGAGTACCACAATGAACGAGTTAATCAAAATCAATTATGAAAGCGATAGACCGACGGTCTTAGCGAGAGACCTGCACGAATTTCTTGAGGTCAAAACCGCCTACAAGGATTGGTTCCCGAGAATGTGCGAATACGGTTTTGCTGAGGGAGAGGACTATTGCTCATTTTTGAGCGATAGGTCTGACGGCTTACCGGGCAAGCCGAGACAGGATGCGCAGCTCACCATCGACATGGCAAAAGAGATCTGTATGCTTCAGCGCAACGAGAAAGGCAAGCAGGCGAGACAGTATTTCTTGCAGCTCGAAAGAGAGTGGAACTCACCCGAAGCAGTGATGTCGAGAGCCCTCAGGATGGCTGAGGAAAGGCTTGAAAGATTCAAAGCTATAAACGCCAACCTCTCAGTTCAGAACGCCATTATGCAGCCGAAAGCGGAATATTTTGACGGTCTGTGCGACCGCGAAAGCCTTACCGGTGTCAGAGAGACGGCAAAGCTTCTCGGGCTGAAACAGAATGACTTTGTAAAGTGGCTTATAGACCACAAATACATTTACCGCGACAAGCGCGGCAGGCTGATGCCCTATGCGGAGCATGTCGATTCAGGGCTGTTCACCGTCAAGGAGACATACAACGATAAGACCGACTGGACAGGCGTTCAGATGCTTGTCACTGTAAAAGGAAAAGAACGCTTCTTGAAAGCGCTCTCGTGAAAGGAGACAAACACCATGCGTAAAAAAATGGCACTTATGTCAGTCGACGAGGCGTCAATGTACCTGAGAGAGGTTATCTACATACCGCCGCATCAGATCCGTCTGCTCGCGAGGGAGGGGAAATGCACCTTCTGTATCGCAATCAAAAATCCGAGCGGGTCGTACTCGTACCACATTAGGCTTGACCGGCTTGAGCAGTTCAAGCGCGGAGACATCGGTCTGATGGTGAGCTAAGGGCAAAAACAGAAAGGAGACATCAAAATGACAAAAGGATTTTTAACAATTGCCGCAGTACTGGCGCTTGTCCTGCTTTTCGCGGCGGCAGCGGTTCCGGAGACAGAACCGATTACCGCGCCTGAACTGACGGTATCGGCGCAGATACCCACAGCACGCTACCGGTTGACCGCAGACGAGCGAGAGCTTATATGCGAGGTTGTTATGGCTGAATCGGGAATCGAGCCGTTTGATGGCAAAATGGCGGTCTCACAGTGCGTTTTAAATGCGTGTGAAAAGACCGGCAAACGCCCCGCGGAGATAGTTGAGGAGTATGGTTACACCGACCGCAGGGTAGAACCGAACGCAGAGACGAGGGAAGCCGTCGCCGCGGTCTTTGATGCCGGCGAGACGGTGACAGACGCGAAGATACTTTTCTTCTACGCACCGGCGCTTGTGAGCAGCGAATGGCATGAGTCGCAGACCTATGTTTGCACCATCGGCGGGCATAGGTTCTTTGGGGAGGCAGGGGAATGAATAAGCTACTTCTTATACCGATAATTTGTTCAAGCTATTGTATGCTTACAAATTTAATTGGGCTTATTATACCGGAATTGGATGATAATCCTAAGAACTTAAAATATGCACGTTTACAGGCGGTGCTGGGGTGGTTAACGGCTTTGACCGTGATAATAGCATATGCGACCGATATATAGAAAGAAGGAGGGCTGAACTATGGCCTTGAATTTTGCAATACGGACAACGATAGAAATCATCGGTATATTACTACTGCTTTACGGCTTTTGCAGAGAAGATAGGTTTATCGCGTTCGAGGACAGGCTGAAAACAAAAATACTTGACAGAAAGGAGACAAAACGCAATGGGAAATCAGACGACTAAAAGCCCGTTCGATGTGCAGATCCTTGCTGCCAGGCTAAAAGACCTGATGCGCAAAAGCGTGCCGAAAGTCACGCAGAAAGACCTTGCAGCGACGCTCGGCACCGCGCCTAACATGGTATCGGCGTATATGCACGGCAAGAGCTGTCCGTCGCTGCCGATGGCAGTTAACATAGCACAGTATTTTGATGTGTCAATTGATTATCTCGCCGGCTTGACCGACCAGCGGCGGCAGCAAGTAATCGTGTCAGCACCGGCACCGAAGCGCGGACGAGACCCGTGGCGCAAAATGGCGATTTGCAACAGCTGTGACTGGCGCAGACGCATGGCAGCGCCGTGCGGCGACTGGGACGGCACGGCATGTATGTACACCCACGAGACTGGGATTTTTCGCGAATCGCCGCCGGCGGACGATTACTGCGCATATTACAAAAGCCGCCAACGCTGAGTGGGCAGCGAAGACGGCAAAGGTAAAACCTCAACATCATGATAACACGAAGGGAGACTAATGTCAAATGAAGATAAACAGCCTTGAACTCGAGAATGTAAAGCGTATTAAGGCGGTCAAAATCGAGCCCACCGAAAACGGTCTGACTGTGATAGGCGGACGTAACGGTCAGGGTAAGACCTCTGTGCTCGACAGCATTGCATGGGCGCTTGGGGGCGATAGATTTCGTCCGTCAGAGCCACAGCGTGAGGGTTCTGTACTGCCGCCCAATCTCAAAATCACAATGGACAGCGGCATCATAGTGGAGCGCACCGGGAAGAACAGCATCTTGAAGGTCACAGACCCTACCGGCAGAAAAGGCGGTCAGCAGCTTATAAACGAGTTTATTTCTCAGCTTGCGCTTGATTTGCCGAGGTTTATGACCGCATCAAACAAGGAAAAAGCCAACACACTTTTGCGCATAATCGGCGTTGGAGACAGGCTCGCACAGCTTGAGCACGACGAGACGGAGCTCTACAACAAGCGCCACATGATTGGACAGATAGCCGATCAGAAACTCAAGTATGCCAGAGAGATGACGGAGTATCCGGATGTACCGGAGCAGCTGATTTCCGCATCCGAGCTTATCAAACAGCAGCAAGGTATTATGGCGCATAACGCCGAGAATAAGCGCAAGCGTGACCGAGCCGCCGAGATACAGCATCACTATGACGCCGTCAACAGCAAAATAAACGGAATCCAGGCTGAGCTTCAACGTCTTATGACTGAGCAGCAGAGCCTTATGGATGACCTCAGAATTGCGCACATGGAGACGGAGCACCTCGAGGATCTGAGCACCGCCGAGCTTGAAGAGGACATTGAAAATGTTGAGAAAATCAACATTAAAATCCGTGCCAACCTTGAAAAAGAGAAAGCGGAAGAGGATGCGAAAGCGTATCAGACTCAGTACAGCCAGTTGACGAACGTGCTTGAAGATGTCAGGCAAAAGAAAACCGACTTGCTCAAGTCCGCACAGCTTCCGTTGCCGGGGCTGTCGGTCAAGGATGGCGAGCTGACATACAACGGCTTCAAGTGGGACAATATGTCCGGAGCGGATCAGCTCAAGGTTTCCACGGCCATCGTGCGCAAGCTCAACCCCAGTTGCGGGTTTGTGTTGCTTGATAAGCTCGAGCAGATGGATCTTGACACTCTTGCTGAGTTCGGCAAATGGCTTGAGTCTGAGGGGCTGCAGGCGATAGCAACGAGGGTCAGCACCGGCGATGAATGCAGTGTCCTTATAGAGGACGGATATGTGGTGAACGAACCGACGGAGACTAAAAAAGAGACTAAAAAAGCATGGAAGGCGGGACAGTTTTAATGAACATAACATCAGGAATAATCGAAGATGCACAGCGGGTCATAGTTTACGGTCCGGAGGGAATCGGCAAATCAACCTTTGCTTCCAAGTTCCCGGGCGCGATTTTCATCGACACGGAAGGCAGCACAAAGAGGCTGAACGTTAAGCGTTTTGACAAACCGAGCAGTTGGACGATGCTTCTCGAAGAGGTCAAATATGTTCGCGATCACCCCGAACTGTGTATGACGCTTGTCATCGACACAGCGGACTGGGCAGAGCAGCTTGCAAGTAATCATATATGTTCCGTAAATCACAAACAGAGTATTGAGGACTTCGGATACGGCAAGGGCTATACAAAGCTCTACGAAAAGTTCGGCAGGCTTCTCGACCTGCTCAATGAGGTTATATCAAAAGGTATTAACGTCGTGCTGACCGCTCACGCCAAAATGCGTAAGTTTGAGCAGCCGGACGAGCTCGGCGCATACGACCGCTGGGAGATGAAACTTTCAAAAAATGTCGCGCCGATCGTAAAAGAATGGGCAGACACGGTTCTCTTCGTCAACTATAAGACGTTCGTGATAAAGGACGAGAAGACCGACAGCAGAAAGGCACAGGGCGGCAGAAGGGTAATGTATACCAATCATCATCCCTGCTGGGATGCGAAGAACAGATACGGGCTGCCGGACGAGGTCGATTTCGATTTCAGCGTCATCGCACCGTTTATTCCGTCTTCCGGTGCATATGTCGCAGCGGCGCCGGAAGAGAAGCCGCAGACGAATGCGCTGCCCGACCCGCCGAAAAAAAGCATAGAGGAGCTCAAGGCAAAAATCGACGAGTTTACCGCCGATGCCGATGAGCCTACCCCGAACACTGAGAACACTGAACCGAGTTCTGGCTTACCGGCAGCGCTGCGTGAACTCATGACGGCGAACAACGTTACCGAAGATGAGCTTAGAAATGCAGTAGCGTGGAAAGGTTACTTCACTGCCGACACACCGATTCTCAATTATGGCGAAGCTTTCATTAACGGCTGCCTTATCGGTGCGTGGGAGCAGGTCTACGATATCATCGTCAATCATATAAGAAAATTTTAAATAAAAAGGAGTATTAACAACCATGAGCGAAAACTACAACACCAACAGAAACGACGCCCTTGATTGGGACAGCGTTATTGAAGCCGAAAACGAATTTGTACTTCTGCCAGAAGGGGAATATGAATTCACCGTCAAAAGCTTTGAGCGCGGCTATTTCAACGGCTCGGAGAAAATGTCTGCCTGCCCGAAGGCAGAGCTTACGCTTCAGATAGACGCGCCGCAGGGTACAGCTATCGTCAAACATAATCTTTTCCTCTCGCGTAAAACAGAAGGGCTTGTGTGCGCGTTCTTCATCGCTATCGGTCAGAAGAAACACGGCGAACCTCTGAGAATGAACTGGGCGCAGGTTGTAGGTTCAAAAGGTCGCTGCAAAGTAGGACAGAGGCTTTATAACGACAACTATTATAACGAGGTCAAGAAATTTCTTGAGCCGGACGAAACCACTCAGCGTCCTGCTTTCACTCCGGGAAATTTTTAATCCTTGGACGCGAGACCTTATCAGCTGGAGGCAGAACGGGCAATATTCAACGAGTGGGCGAGCGGCAATAACCGCACATTGCTTGTCCTGCCGACCGGCACCGGCAAAACAGTCGTTTTTGCTAATGTTGCGAAGCAGTGTGTTCAGAACGGTGAGCGGGTTCTTGTGCTCGCTCACCGCGGCGAGCTGCTTGAACAGGCGGCGGACAAAATACTGAAATTTACCGGCTTGATGTGCGCCACAGAGAAAGCCGAAGAAAGCTGCCTCGGCAGCTGGTACCGTATAACCGTCGGCTCGGTGCAATCTTTACAGAGAGAAAAACGGCTCGAACAGTTCGACAGCGACTATTTTGACGCCATAATCATCGACGAGGCGCATCACTGCCTTTCCGATGGTTATCAGCGCGTGCTTGAGCACTTTGGAGACGCGCATGTCTTAGGCGTCACCGCTACGCCGGACAGAGGCGATATGCGCAATCTCGGCACATACTTTGATTCCCTTGCTTATGAATACACTCTTCCGCAGGCTATCAAAGACGGTTATCTTTCGCCTATAAAAGCCCTCACGATTCCTTTAGCTCTCGACTTAACGGGCGTATCTATGCAGAACGGAGATTTCAAGGCGGCCGATATCGACAACGCCTTGGATCCGTATCTGTATCAGATTGCCGACGAGATGATAAAGAACTGCAGGGAGCGCAAAACAGTCGTGTTTCTGCCGCTTATAAAGACCTCACAAAAATTTCGGGATATTCTGAATGAGCGCGGTTTCAAGGCTGCGGAAGTCAACGGCGGAAGTCAGGACAGAGCGGAGATAATCGAAGCTTTTGAGCGCGGCGAATATAATGTGCTCTGTAACTCCATGCTCTTGACGGAAGGCTGGGACTGTCCGGCAGTCGACTGTGTCATTGTATTAAGACCAACAAAGGTCAGAAGCCTATACAGCCAAATGGTTGGGCGCGGAACGCGCCTTGCACCCGGCAAAAAGGATCTTCTGCTGCTCGATTTCTTGTGGCACACTGAACGCCATGAACTTTGTCATCCTGCTCATCTGATATGTGAAAACGAAGAGGTCGCAAAAAAGATGACGGAGAATATCGAAGCGGAAGGCTGTCCGGTCGATATTGAGGCTGCCGAGCAGCAAGCGGAGAGCGATGTTGTCGCTCAGCGTGAAGAAGCTCTTGCGGCGCAGCTCAAGGAAATGAGGAAGCGCAAGCGCAGACTTGTAGACCCGCTGCAGTATGAAATGTCGATTTCCGCGCAGGATCTTTCAAGCTATGTTCCGGTGTTCGGTTATCAAATGTTACCGCCTAGCAAAGAACAAATTGATGCATTGGAGAAATGGGGTATACTTCCCGATAATATTGACAATGCAGGCAAAGCAGCGAAACTTCTTAATTGTCTTTCAAAAAGAAGAGACGAAGGATTGGCTACTCCACGACAAATTCGGTGCCTTGAACGATATGGCTTTAAGCATGTAGGCACATGGACTTTCGATGCTGCCACAAAGCTAATAGAGCGTATAGCTTCCAACTCATGGCGAATACCTCACACGATTTCCCCGGATGGCTATATTCCTGAATAAAAAGAGCAGGAGAAATCATATCTCCTGCTCGGCTTCGGCTTCCATTTCCATTATATCCCCGGGTTGAACATTTAATGCCACACAAATTTTTTCAATCACTTCTGTAGTCACAGTTTCACCTTTTGAAAGTTTGGCTAAAGTGGGCGATGATATTTTGGCTTTTGTAAGCAAATCAGTTTTTTTCATGCCCCTGCGTTGTAATATGTCAAAAAGCTTGTAATATTTAATCGGCATAAAAGCACCTCCTATTTATTAGTATAGATTAATTTAAAACAAAAGTCAACTAAATTTTGTTAGCGATTGTTAATTTTTTCTTGACTTCTTAATTAATATATGCTAATCTTTTATTAGCGATAGTTAATAAAACTAAGCTAAAACTAACACAAGGAGCGCATGTTATGAAAAAAACAGCATTCGAACGAATTACGGAGTATGAAACAGCGGTAATAGAATTAGAAAGAGCCGAATCTCTTTTAGCTCTACTTTATGAAGAAATCGATGAGGCAATTTCAGCGTCATTGTCAAAAGAAACTTGGAAAAGCCAGTACTGTTGTGATAGGGCTTCGATTTCTGAAGCGTTGGCTACGGCTGTTTCGCAAAACATATCAGCGGTAAAAGATGCTTTAAGTAAGCTTATAAAGGAGGAACGATAATGAGTACTAAAGGATTAATAGATTTAACGGGACTTAGATTTGGCAGGCTTTATGTTGTTAAACGCGCTGAAAGGAATATTGGAAGTCATTCGGCTTGGCTTTGTAGATGTGATTGTGGTAGCGAAAAAATAATAAGAGGGGATCACTTGCGGTATGGAAAAACAATTAGTTGCGGTTGCTATGAAAACGAGGCACGAGCTAATGGAAATAACACAAAACACGGTGGCAAAGGAACGAGACTTTATTCCATTTGGAGCGGTATGATTAAACGCTGCAATAATAGTAATTGTAAATCCTATTACAATTATGGTGGTAGGGGAATAAAAGTTTGTGATGAGTGGAAGAAATCTTTTAGCTCATTTCGCACATGGGCACTTAATAACAGCTATAATGACGAGCTGTCTATCGACCGAATAGATGTTAATGGCGATTACGAACCACTGAACTGTCGATGGGCTACAGCCAAAGAACAAGCCAATAATAGAAGACCAAGGAAAGACCGGAGGCAATGACGATATGACAGAAGAAAAGCTCGACCTGAAAGAGCTGATAAAATACATAGACCCGGCTGCTTGCACATATTCCGAATGGGTGGAAGTCGGCATGGCGCTTAAGCATGAGGGATACAGCTGCGATGACTGGGATGAATGGTCCCGACCGGACAAGCGCTATCATTCCGGCGACTGCGAAAAAAAGTGGAATACCTTCAACGGCGCCGCTGCACCGGTTACGGCGGGGACTATCGTTCAGATGGCAAAAGATAACGGCTGGCATTTTCAGGCGGATGACGGCGCACTCGATTGGGACAGCGTAATAGGAGAAAAGAAAGACGAGCTTATCCTCGTTGACAAAAGCTGGATTGAGGGCAAGGAGCTGAACATACCTGATGAGTGGAATCCGGTGGAGCAAATCACCAAATATCTCGAAACGCTCTTTGAGGCGGGGGAGACGGTCGGTTATGTCACCGAAAGCTGGGAAAAAGACAGTAAATACCTGCCGACGAAAGGCGTGTATACCAGGACTGCGGGAGAGCTTATAGAGGCTCTGAGCAAATGCGAGGGCGACATAGGTCGCGTAATAGGCGACTGCAAGCCGGAGGCGGGGGCGTGGATACGCTTCAATCCTCTGGACGGCAAAGGCGTCAAAAATGAAAATGTGACGGAGTTCCGATATGCTTTGGTCGAATCCGATACGACCGACATCACCCATCAAAACCAGATAATACGCGAGCTCGAGCTGCCGATTGCCTGTCTCGTTTACAGCGGAGGAAAGAGCCTGCACGCCATTGTACGTATCGATGCCGCAAACTTTGACGAATACCGCAAGCGCGTTGATTACCTCTATGACGTGTGCAAGAAAAACGGCATAGATATCGACCGCCAGAACAAAAATCCGTCGCGGCTGAGCCGTATGCCGGGCGTTGAACGCAACGGAAAGAAACAATATCTGCTTGATACCAACATCGGCAAGAGCTCATGGAACGAATGGAAAGAATGGATTGAAAGCATAAACGACGACCTGCCGGATCCGGAGAGCGTTGCCGATGTGTGGAACGACCTGCCGGAGCTTGCGCCGCCGCTTATAGACGGAGTGCTGCGGCAGGGACACAAAATGCTTGTCGCAGGACCGTCAAAGGCCGGCAAGTCTTTTGCGCTGATAGAGCTGTGCTGCGCCATAGCCGAGGGGCGCGAATGGCTGGGCTTCAAATGTACCCAGGGCAAGATAATGTATGTCAATCTCGAGCTTGACCGTGCGAGCTGTCTGCACCGTTTTAAAGATGTCTATACAACGCTCGGCTGGGCTGCGGAAAACCTGCATAACATCGATGTGTGGAACCTGCGCGGCAAGTCCATTCCGATGGATAAGCTCGCGCCGAAGCTCATCAGACGCGCCGCAAAGAAAAACTATATCGCCATTGTCATTGACCCGATTTATAAAATCATCACAGGCGATGAAAACAGCGCAGATCAGATGGCGCATTTCTGCAACCAGTTTGACAAGGTCTGTACCGAGCTCGGGTGTGCGGTTATCTACTGCCACCACCATTCAAAAGGCGCTCAGGGCGGCAAGAGGAGCATGGACAGAGCGTCCGGCAGCGGAGTGTTCGCCCGCGACCCCGACGCGCTGCTCGACCTCATAGAGCTTGATATAACCGACGGTATCCGCAAACAGCAAGAGGACAAGGCACAGTGTGAAATCTGCCTTAAATGGATGCGCCGCTTCAAGCTGCCGGAACCGTCGCAGGACGAAGAGAATACCGCGCACGAGCTGCTCAAAATGTGCGGCGAGAGTCTGTCTCCGGCATCCCGTGACCTTATGCTCTCCGAAGTAAGAGCTTCGTGGAATATGATCGAGCAGCGAACGGCGTGGCGGATTGAAGGTACTTTGCGTGAGTTCCCGAAGTTCGCTCCGGTCAATCTTTGGTTCGATTACCCCGTGCATCGGATAGATGATACCGGCGTGCTGGAGGACATAAAGCCGGATAGCGATTTTAATTCGAAAAACTCGCCTTTCAGGAGAAACTTCAGCAGCAAAAAGACCTCATCCGAGCGAAAAAAGGATAGAACAAGCAGCATAGAAACTGCTTTCGATGCCTGCAATATGGATGGACGGGTGACAGTGAATGAGTTGTCTGAATATCTCGGAGTAACAGCGAAAACGGTTCGCAAAAGGTTGACAGAGCATGGTGGCTTTTGGATTGACGACGGAGAAGTTGGAAAGAAAAACGAGGGAAAAAGTCGATAAAATTTCCCGTTCCCTACAAGGGAAAAAGTCGAATGGTTATCGAGAAATTCCCTCACAAGGAAAAAGTCGATAAAAAATCGAGAAATTCCCTCTGAGGGAAAAAACACTTATATATTTCATATATAAGTGGGGAATTTCCCTTCCCTCAAAGTCAAGGGAAAGAAGTGTGGCGGCTTAGGCTGCCGCCGCACACAACTTCTTCCCTACCTTGACGAGGGCGATTTTCAAAAACAAAAAAGAAAGGAAACTGAAATGACAACTGAATTTTTCATGCCGATGCATCCGCCCACGGTAACGCATCACGACAAAAAGATAACCGTCAAAAACGGTAAGGCGATAATGTACGATTCAACCGAGCTGAAAGCGGCAAGGAGTAAGCTGACGGCACACCTGGCAGAACACATTCCGCAAGAACCGTATTCGGGCGCGGTCAGGCTGATAGTCAAATGGTGCTTCAGCAATACAGGGACTAAGCACAGAGACGGGGAATGGAAAACCTCGAAGCCCGATACGGACAATCTCGAGAAAGCCTTGAAAGACTGCATGACCCGCCTGCACTTTTGGAAGGACGATGCGCAGGTCGCATCGGAGATCAGCGAAAAGTTTTGGGCTGCCGTGTCGGGAATTTATGTGAGAATCGAGGAGCTGCCATGCTGAAACAAATAACCCAGGAAGAGACCAACAGGCGCTACATACGGGAGCGGACAAGCGACCGGGAAACACACTGCTTAAGATGTTATTACTGCTGCAAGATATTCGAGGCAGGAGATGATAGTCGGTATGTTTGCTCGAAATGCGGCCGAGAACTCATTGAAACGGGATTTTTGAAAGTGAGTGACGACTATGGCAATTGAAGAAACAAAGAAAATTCTTGATGCGACTTGCGGATCTCGCAGCATTTGGTTTAATAAACAACATCCAGCCACGGTATACATGGACAAAAGACGAGAGCTTGAAACCCGGATTTGGAAATCCGGGGATGGACTATCCGAAAGGACATTGAGAGTGGATCCCGATGTAATAGCCGACTTCACCTCAATTCCATTTGCGAGCAACACCTTTTATCTTGTGGTTTTCGACCCACCACACTTGCGACATGCTGGTGAAACTTCGTGGTTGGTCAAAAAATACGGAAAACTCGACGACCATTGGCCGCAGATGATACGGGACGGTTTTAATGAATGTATGCGCGTTTTACGACCAAACGGAGTTTTAATTTTTAAATGGTCGGAAGTACAAATCCCGGCGGTGGAGGTATGGCGGGCAATTGGATGTAAACCTTTGTTCGGGCATCACTCTGGAAAAAACAGTAAAACATTTTGGGCTTGCTTCATGAAAGGTGAGGTGTAACAATGCGTGAGATACTTTTTCGTGGCAAAGGCGATAAAAAATATAATGGTGGTATGTGGTATTTCGGTGTGCCTATTCGCTGTTATGACGGCGACTGGCAGATTTGCACCAATAATAGCAAAAGGACGGTAATCCCTGAAACGATAGGGCAGTACACAGGTTTGGCAGACAAAAACGGCACGAAAATTTTCGAGGGCGATATTGTTTTGTTGAAAGGCGATGAGGAGCCTTATCAAGTCGCTTTTGATGAATCCTGTTTTCAAGTTTATGGCAACAGTATTTGCTATGTTATGGATAACTTTTACGACCACGATATAGAGGTCATCGGCAATATCTATGATAACCCCGAGCTATTGGAAGGTGATGGCAGTGCCTGAGATGTGTCCGGATGAGCATTGTGTGTTTCTCGTCCAGACCGGCGGAGAAAAGCCTTTGTGCCCGTTTTGGCATTGTCTGAAGCCGGAGATTGAAAAGCACGACAAAACCCGAGAGGAGGCTGTTAAATGACGCTTAAAGAGTTGTCGCAGCTGTACTACCTTGACAAAGAGATAGAACTTGACCGTGAGAGACTTGCGGAGCTGCGGGCAAATTTGCTCTGCCCGAGGTCGCCAAACTACGATGGTATGCCGCATAGCCCGAACCCTGAGCCTGCGCTTGAACGCTGCATAGCGGAGATAACGGATCTCGAAGCTATAATCCAGGCAAAGATAGAACAGCGAGTCTACGAGCGCAGCCGCTTGGAACGCTACATAGCCGATATTCCTGACAGTCTGACTCGGCAGATATTTACGCTGAGATTCGTTGAAGGGATGCGGTGGGAAGAAGTTGCGGATAAAATCGGTAGTAGTTCTTACAGCGTCAAGCATATCTGTTACAGATTTATCGCGAAAAATTAAAAGTTGGCACACATGGCACACGCATATGTGCTAACCTTTAAGCTGAAGAATGTTACCGATATTCTATTCTTCATTTTTATGTCCCCTTTCACACACGCCTGCCCCGCGGCGTCATAAATAGCGGGGTCTTTGATTTACGACAAGAACGGAGGTGAACCCATGACCGACAAGCAAAGGCGGTTTGCAGATGAGTATATCATCGACTGCAACGCGACAAGAGCATACAAGGCTGCTTATCCACGGATAAAATCGGATGATGCTGCGAGAGCCAATGCGTCAAGGCTGCTAACAAATGCTAATGTTAAAGCCTACATCGAAGCAAAACTCGATGAGCTGAGCTCGAAAAAGATAGCCGACGCGCAGGAGGTCATGGAGTACCTCACCGCCGTGATGCGCGGAGACAGCACGGCGAGCGTCGTGGTTGTGGAAGGTCAAGGCGACGGCTGCAGTGCGGCAAAGGTGCTGGATAAGCCGCCGGACGAAAAGGAGCGCCTGAAGGCTGCGGAGCTGCTTGGCAAGCGTTTCAGCCTGTTTAAGGATGGAATTGAAGTCTCCGTCAACGCGCCGCAGATTATCGACGATATAGGGGGCGGCTAACATGGCCGTCAGGCTTACTGACATAATCGCGCCGTCGTTTTATGAGGTGCATCGCGATGTGTGTGCTGGGCAGCATACGCACTATGTGCTTAAAGGCGGGCGCGGAAGCACGAAGAGCAGCTATATATCGCTTGAAATTGTCTGCGGCATCATTAAAAACCCTGACGCGCACGCGATCGTGTTCCGCAAAATTGCAGACACGCTGCGGGACAGCGTTTTTGCACAAATGCTGTGGGCTATTGATAAACTGGGCGTATCGCAGTATTTTAAAGCGACGGTCAGTCCGATGAAAATCACATATCTGCCGAGCGGGCAAACGATTATGTTTCGAGGTCTTGACGATCCGATGAAAGTCAAGTCCATAAAAATCCCGTTCGGCTATTTTCGTTATATCTGGTTCGAGGAATGGAATCAGTTTTCCGGGATGCGGGAAACCGATAATGTGCTGCAGTCAGTCATGCGCGGCGGCAGTAAATTCGATGTTTTTTATTCGTACAATCCCCCTGAGTCGCTGCGGGCGTGGGTGAATGATGAGGTGCGCGTGGAGCGCGCCGACCGCCTGGTACATCACAGCACATATTTGACTGTGCCGCAGGACTGGATAGGCGCGCCGCTGCTGTTGGAGGCAGAGCACCTGAAACAGCACTCGCCGGAACGATATAGGCACGAGTTTCTCGGGGAAGTCACCGGCACGGGCGGCGAGGTATTCCGGAACATCAGTATCCGACCCATCAGCAATGAAGAGATTGCGCGGTTTGACCGTATCAGGCGCGGCATAGACTGGGGCTATGCGGTTGACCCGTTTGTTTTTATATCGTGCAACTATGACAAGCCGCGCAGGCGGCTGTACATATACGACGAGATATACGCGGCGGGCATGAGCAACAGACTTGCCGCCGACCGTATAAAATCTCGTGGAGTTGCCGGCGAAATTATCGCAGACTCCGCCGAACCGAAGTCTATAGCGGATATGTATGAATATGGCCTGAGAGTCAGAGGCGCACGCAAGGGTCCGGACAGCGTGAAGCACGGCATAGAATGGCTGCGCGACCTCGACGAAATAATAATAGATCCCGCCCGCTGTCCAAACTCGGCGCGGGAATTTTCATCGTATGAGCTCGAGCGGGACAAGGACGGCAATTATAAGGCGAACTATCCCGATAGAGACAACCACACGATTGACGCCACGCGCTACGCCACAGAGAACGACCAGCAGAATGTGAGGGTAACTTAATGATTAACAATATGGACTTGATAAGAGAAAAGCTCGCGTATCACCATACGGCTACGGACGATGAGATTATCAAAACCGTGCTTAAAAATGCGCGGGAAGACCCGGAGTATCTGGCGGCATGCGAGGGACTCCGATATTATCGCGGTATGCAGGACATTCTGCAGAAAGATTTTCGCGAGACGGTCGTCTACGAAGAAGACGAAAACAGCCGGGCGGGCATAAAGCGCGGCGGTGTTAAGATAATCAACGAAAACAATTCGAATCACCACAATGTGCATAATTTCCATGCGCTGATGGTCGACCAGAAGGTCGCGTACATCCTCGGCAAGCCGCTTTCCGTCTCTGTTGAGGGCGCAAATGACGGAGCGGGCGGTGCAGATGAAAGTCTGAAAGCTTTTGAGGACGCTGTCACCGCAGTGACCTCAGACGAGGCTTTTGTGGACATGCTCCCCGACCTCGCGACAAATGCGTCGAATTGTATCGTCGGATGGCTGCATGTCTATTACTCGGCAGCCGGCAAACTTTGTTTTGTTGTTATCCCGACGACAGAATGTATTGCCTGCCGCGATATGAGTTATCAGCAGGTGATTACCGACTTTTTCCGCCACTATAAAATAACCGTCGTGCAAAACGGCACAGAGACGGAGCGGGAGCGGGTAGAGTGGTGGACTGCGACAGGGGTAAAACGCTATGTCGAAAACGATGCCGGAGAGTTTGTGCTCGAAAGCAACAGCCCGCACTGGTATAACGAGCAGATAATCAACGATGAGCGCGTTTCGGTTGAGGCGAAATCGTGGGGAAGAATCCCGTTTGTTCCGCTATATAACAATTCTGCGCATCAGACCGACCTTTCGCGAATCAAAGGTCTGCTTGACGCATATAACCTGATATCTTCTGCGTCGACGAATAATCAGATAGATCTCGTCGAGCTCTATTGGATGATACAGGGATACGGCGGAGAGACTGCAAAAGCGATACAGCAGAAGCTGCAGATAAACAAGGCGGTGTCAATAAGCGATCCGTCAGGCAAGATAAGTGCCGAGCAGGTCACACTTAATGTCACCGAGCGCCTCGCCTGGCTCGATATGCTGCGTCGGGACATATATCATATCGGACGCGGCATTGATATGAACGATGAAAAGCTCGGCAGCGCGCCGTCAGGCGTCAGTCTGAAATTCCGTTACACCCTGCTTGACCTTAAGGCTGACCCGCTTGTCTCAAAGTTAAAGGTCATGCTGAAAGAGCTGTCATGGTTTATTACGCAGGACATCAACCTGAAGAACGGTACCGACTATGACTATACGCTTATTAAATACGATGTCCACAAGTCGATGATAGTCAATGACGCGGAGACGGTGGATATAATTCAGAAGTCGCAGGGGCTTGTGCCCGATAAGATGCTTTTAGCAAAGCACCCATTTGTTGACGATGTCGCGCAGGCGTATGAAGAGCTGCAGAAGCAGCGCGAGGAAAACGCAAAGATGTTTATCGGCGACGATAACGACAAGGACGATTCCAAAAAGGATGATGAATAATGCGCTCTGATCTCTATTGGGAGGAGCGGGCACTGCAGCGCGAGGAATGTGCCCGACGTACCTCGACGCGGGCTATAAAGACAAAAACGGTCAAGTTATACGCCAAGGCGCAGAAAGACCTCGACGCCCGCATAAATCGGATATTTTCGCGTTATGCGGCAAACAGTGAATTGACGCCGGAAGAAGCTCGTCGGATGTTGAACACCAAAGAAGCGGAAGCGGAATTGGAAGCACTGCGCAAAGAGCTCAATAACATAAAAGACCCGGTCATAAAGAGAAAAGCACTTGCTCGTCTCAATGCGCCGACATACGCCGCGAGGATAAACCGCCTTGAGGCTTTGAAAGCCAATATCGAGACGGAAACGGCATTGCTTGCTGACCGGGAGAAGCGGGAACTCAAGCGGCTGCTTGAAGACGTGAGCGGGGATACATACTATCGCAGCATATATGACACGCAGATCGGCACGGGATTAGGCTTTGAGTTCTCAGCCCTGTCGAAAGGTGCCGTAAACACCATAGTAAATGACCGATGGAAAGGCGCGAATTTTTCCGACCGTATCTGGCAGAACACATCCGCGCTTGCCAACAGCGCATACGGTATTGTGGCGCGTGGAATTATGACGGGAGCGGGTCCGCAGGTAATGGCGCGCCAGCTCGCCGACGCTATGCAGTCCGGAATGTACAGCTCGATGCGGCTGATACGCACCGAGACGAACCGTGTGCACAACGCCGCTGAAAAAGCGGCATACGAAGAGGAAGGCATAACGGAATACAGATTTCTCGCCACCCTTGACGGGCGCACCTGCGATGTCTGCGGCGCTTTAGACGGCAAGACTTTTCCGGTCTCCGAAGCGAAAGAGGGCATAAACTATCCGCCGCTCCATCCGAATGACCGTTGTACTACGACGGCAGTCATAGAGGGACAAAACCGAGCCGAACTCAAACGCCGGGCATTGGATCCCGAGATCGGGAAAACCGTGCTTATTCCGGCGGAAACGACATATGAAGAGTGGCTTGCGGATAATATAAATCCTCTTACCGGGAAGCTTAAATATTACCCGCCCAAGACTTTGACGCAGGTGTCCTCCTACAACAGAGACCAGTTCGAGCGATATTCGGCAGTCTTGAAAGAAAATGTGCCGGATTCTCTTGATGAATTCTTAAAAATAAAGTATAATGATTCTGAAAAGTGGAAGACGCTTAAAAGGCAATACCGCTTTGTGAATCAATACAAGATAGATTCAGGCAATTTCTCTACTGATGAAATCTTGCGGTTTGATAAAAAGGTTATTTATGAAAAAAGACTCCAATTCACGAGCAAATACAAAAAAAGCGGAAATATTGCCGGAGCATATATCGATGATGATGTCGATAATATGTATTACGCTCACAGCATGATTTCCGAAATATCAGAGGCAAAAGGATATAAGGGAACCAACGAAGTTGTCTTATTAAAAGAGAATAGACGGTTTACATATATAAATGTTCTAAAAGAAAATGGGGAAATTCGTGATAAAACTTATCATGATACAGAAGCAAAGCTTTTTGAACATTTTGCAGATTTATATGAAGAAAAGCCTTTCAAAAAAATCTGTATGCTTTCTGAACGGGGAATGTGTGACAGTTGTAAGGGCGTAATGCAGCAGTTTAAAGATCTTCATCCTGATGTTGAAATAAATGTTGTTTCTAATAAAAGGGTTGAAGGTGATGTCTGGAAAAGGAGGATGAAAACGAAAAAATGACTTGTGATATCAGTTATTCGGATGCGCGCGAAATGTTACAAACCTATAATGATTCGGAAGATGACACTGGGGAAGTGTTGGAACATTCATATTTGTTTCAATTTGACGAATCTATTCTTACTGAGGCCGAACGGCTTAATGTTGTGCTCCCACTGATAAAATGGGAAGTGGACAACGACGACCTCACAGAAGCTATGAGTGATGAGCTCTATCTCTACTATGAGGATTTGCTCAAAGGTCGCCTCGACGGAATACTGGACGAGGAAGAAGCCCCGATTATCATAAAAGACCTCACCGAGAGCTATATAAAAGCTTTCGGAAAAGATACTCTTGACGAAGAGGATCAATAATAAATAACAAGCCGCCAAGCGAAAGCGAGGCGGTTTTGTCATATCACAACATAATAATTACAGCGTTTTGCAGTCAAATGCAAAGCGCTGTTTTTATATCCAAATTTATCCGCCACCCGGAGCAAAATGGTGTCGCGCAATATTGGGACTGGCCAAGTAAAAAGGGAGCGCGGGAAAGGACAGACATGGACTGGCTTAAAGACATTTTAGGCGACGCACACACCGAGGACATCGACAAGAAGATAGCGAGCTATATCGGCAAGAACTTTGTTTCAAAAGCAGATTTTCGCGCCGAGTCCGACAAGGTCAAGAACCTTGAGGGTCAGATAGCAGAGCGGGACGGTCAGCTTGAAGAGCTCAAAAAGGTTGATACCGCCGGGCTGCAGGCAACGATTACACAGCTGCAGAACGAAAACAAGCAGGCTAAGGCTAAGTATGACAGCGATATCGCTGCCATGAAACTTGACTCCGCTATCGATGCCGCTATTACAGCCGCCAAGGGCAAGAACGCAAGAGCGATAAAAGCTTTGATAACGCCCGGCAGCGTGAAGCTCGACAAAGACGGCAAGCTCGAGGGCTTTGACGATCAGCTTAAAGCAATCAGAGAAAGCGACGCCTATCTCTTTGACAAAGTCGAAACCAGACAGAGGGGCGGAGACCCCGACCACGGAGGCGGAGACCCCGAACCGGGCGAAGCCCCCGAAAACTATGCCGATTATGTAAATTGGCGCAAAAATCAGTAAAAACGGAGGATTTAACAAATGTCAAACAAATTCCTGACTCCTCAGATAGTCGCGAACGAGGCTCTTATGGTGCTCGAGAACAATCTCGTTGCTGCCGACCTTGTTCACAAGGACTATTCCAAGGAGTTCGCACACGTCGGTGATACTATCACCATCCGCAAGCCCGCGAAGTTTTCCGCGAAGAACTTCGTCGGCGAGACCGTAGACCAGAATGTGAACGAGGGCAGCGTCAAGGTGACCCTTGACCATTTCCGCGATGTCACCGTTCCGGTCACTTCCAAGGAAATGACCCTTGACATCAAGTCATTTTCTGAGCAGATCATCTCTCCTGCGGTGCAGGCCATATCCCAGGCCATCGACAGCGATATTATCGCCGAAGGCATCGCAAACGCCGGCAACACCGTGAGCGGCACCGCGAACGCGGCCGACCTCAAGGACATTGCCAACATTGCCAAGGCATTTGACCTCAAGGGCGTGCCGATACAGCAGCGCAGACTGCTCGTCAACCCGACGCACAAGTATCGCTATCTGACCACGGAGAACCTCTCAAAGGTCGCATACGCGGGCAACTCCGACGCCCTGCGTTCGGCGGAGCTCGGCTCTATTTATGGTCTTGACACCTATATGTCGCAGAATGCCCCCGATACCCTCGCGGCAACTGCGGGCACTGCGACCGCTGCAAAAGTCTCCTGCACCGCAGGCGAGACCAAGGTCGCACTCTCGGATGTCACTGCGGCGACCGGCACCTTTAAAAAGGGGGACGGCTTTATACTCGATGGCTATCTTTATAGATTTGCCGCCGATGCAACTGCCGCAAGCGGCGCGGTCGCTGAGGTCGCGATAGATCAGCCTATCCACCGCACTATTGCCTCGGGCGAGGCGGTCACGGTGTATCTCGTCAAAACGACTCATTCCCTTGCATTCCACCGCAACGGCCTTGCACTCGTTACCCGTCAGCTTGAGCTGCCTATGGGCGCGAATAATGCGGCTATTGCGTCAAGCAGGAACGGTCTTGCTATCAGAGTCGTATATGACTACGACATCAAGCACAAGACCGACCGCGTCAGCTTTGATATCCTGTACGGTGTCAAGACCCTTGACAGCGACATGACCGCAAGGCTGGTGGGCTGATATGACGGAGCAGAACAAGGCCGACCTCATAGCCCGGATGCGCGTGATGTTGGGCAAGGAAATGTCGCTGCCGGCTGCCCGGTATCTGCTGGACAGCGTCGAGTCAAAGGTATTGCGATATACCAAGCGGCGTGAGCTTGTTCCCGGTCTTGATCTGCTTGTGGCAGAGATAGCCGCGCAGCGTTACCGCACGCAGCAGCCGGGCTCTACCGATGCGGCGCAGACCGTTGCAAGCATAACGGACGGCGACCAGAGCGTGAGCTTTAAGCACAGCGACTCAGACCTCGCCACAACGGCGGAACTGAGCGACAGCGAAAAGGTGATGCTCAACGAGTGGAGGAGGCTTTTCTGGTGAAGATCCCCGACGCCTTCAAACGCGCACAGCGCGCCGTATTCCAGGACAAAACAGTCGAGCATTATAAAGCCGTCAAACAGACAGGAACGCTCGGCAGTGAAACAGTGAAGCCCGCAGAAACGCCGGCGGGCTCTTTTACTGTCAACTTCCGGCTTGTTACTGATGCCATGCGGGCGCAGGAATGGGGGCTGCAGTGCAACAAAGACGCCACCTTTTCAACATCCGATACGCTCGCTGTCGAGAAGGGCGACTATGTGAAATACGTCGGCGCTTATTACCGAATCACCGAGATCCAGCCGCACGACAGCCACACGCTGTATCTTTGCAAGGCGGTGAGCCGATGAGCATTGAAGTTAAGGGTCTCGGCGAGCTGGCGAAAAAGCTCGCAAAGCTCGGCGGCACTGATACCACTATTTCAAACGGCACGCGCGAGGCGGCGCGAATAGTCAACAACAGTGCAAAAGAGTTGTGTCCAGTAGATAACGGCAACTTGCGCGCGTCGCTGCATACCGACTACAAGCGCGAGGGCAGCAAGCATATCGGCAGCGTATTGACCAATGTTGAATACGCCGCCTATGTGGAATTCGGTACGGGTCCTAAAGGTAACGGCACATATACTTATGAGCTCCCGGGCGGGATCCATTACAAGGCGGACAAGTGGCGCGGCAAAATCCCTGGTGTCGGCTGGCGAATGATAAGCGGACAAAAGGCGCAGCCGTATCTCTATCCTGCGCTTATAAACAATCGCGAAGCAATACTCGAGTGCTATAAGCGCGCGATACAACAGGAAATAAATCGTAAAGGCGGTCAGAAAAATGGTTGATATCGAACAGGTGACTTATGATGTGCTTTCACTCGCTGTACCGGGCGTGAAATGGTCTGCGGAATATCCGCAGAGTTTTGAACGGCACGGTTTGATAAAGCAGATGGATAACTCCGTTAAAATGCCATCCTCTTCGTGTCCGGATCATTTTTCCCGGATCGCCGTGCAGATTCAAGTGTGGATGGCTACGCCGGAGGGCAGAAACGAGGTCGAGAGGCAAGTCGACGATGCAATGCTCCGCCTCGGTCTGCTTCGCGGCAGTCCTAACCACCTTGAGGACGAACAGGAGGACGGTACGGTGTTATACCGCACCGTCCTGCTTTATAACGGAGTCTACGACAACAACACGAAGCGGTTTTACCGCAGTTAATAAGGAGGTAAGTACAAATGGAAGATTATCAGACTTCTATAGGCGTGATTCTGAAAATGGGCGCGAGCGCAGAAGCGGCAGCTGAAGTTCCCGGCCTGCTTGATTTTCCCGATATGCTCGGCGAATCGGACAAAATCGACGTGACCACGATGAAGAATACGCAGAGAATGTATAAGCCCGGGCTTTCCGACCCCGGGGATATGGCGTTTACTTTCGGCTATGAGGGGATGAAGACCGGCACGAACTGGGCGACCCTCAAGGGAGCTAAGGATGCAGACAAGACCTTTATTCTGCTGTTCCCGGACGGTTCCGGTTTCACATGGACAGGCAGAGTGTCACTTTCGATGCCCGGAAAGGGCATCGCAGAGGCGCTGACCTTTACTGCAAAAATCACTCCATCGTCGGATATAGAGGAATATACCTCGTCCGGCGGCTAAAGAACACATCGGCGGGGGAAACTCCGCCGAAAATTTAAAATAAGGAGACAACAACTATGCTTACTGCGTGTAATGCACCTTTTTATAGATTGACCGCCGGCGAGAAGGAGTACAAGCTCAAGCTCACGACGGCGACAAAAATCGAAGTGGAAGACCGTATAGGCTGCAGCCTGCTTGAAGCTCTTGACAAGCTGGCATACACCAAGGTCTTTGCAGTGACTCTCTGGGGCGCGCTGCAGAAATACCAGGCGAATATGACGCTCCCCAAGACATATGAGCTCATCGATGCGCTTGAAGCCGAGGGCTTTACCCTCGAGGACAGAGCGGACACATTCCTCGGCATTATGAAGGTGTCCGGTTTTTTTACACCGGAACAGATAGCGGACATGGAGCGGGAGGACGAGGAGCAGGAGATAGAGTAATCTTCTCCTCGGCGACCGAGTGGGTCGCGGATCTCAAACCTCGCGCTTTTGCGGTCGGGATAACCCCGGACGAATTCTGGAGCATGTCGGCCGGAGAGGTTGAGGACCTTATATCCGCAAGGCAAAAGGCAGAAAACGAGCGGCGCAAATGGCAATTACAGCTGATATGGAATCTCGGACAGCTCGATTCTTTCGCGTTTAACGACCCGAAAAAATATCCTACGCTTGAAAAGGCGTTCCCGTCAGCTTTCGGCATGCAGCAAACCGGGTGGATGGTAATCAAAACTCGGATGTCCGCTTATGCCAAATCAAAAAACGCCGCAAGGCACAGGGCAGGTGAGAAAAATGACAGTTGAAGAACTGCAAGTGCTGATTACAGCAAACACCAAGGACTTTAACGCCAAGATTGATAAGGCGAACAAGAGGCTGGGGTCGCTTGAACAGCAGGCAACGCGCACGGGAGCGGGTGTCGGAAAGCTTTTTACAGGCATAAAAACTACCGCTGCCGTTGCGGTCATACGGGAAGTAGTAAGCGAGGTCAAGAAGTTGACGGACGCATATGCGGAAAACGAAGCCGCGCAGATGGGCTTGTCGAGCATATTGACCGCGCAGGGAAAAGACCTGAACGCCGCGAAAGCGTGGCTTAAATCGTATACCAAAGACGGTCTTATCCCGATGATGGACGCTTACACCGCGTATAAGAGACTCGCGGCGGCAGGGTATTCCGACGAGCAGACACAGTCCATACTGACCAACCTGAAAGACTCGGCGGCATTTAACCGTCAGGGCAGTATGACGATG